TCCACACCTCGCGGTAGGAACTGGCTACACAAGACATTCACGTCAGGCGAAGATTACGACATGGTGCGCTCGTCCACCCGCCAGAACCCGTATTTGCCCCACGACTTCGTGCAGACGCTGGAACGCTCATACTCCCAGCGTATGCTAAAGCAGGAAGTTGAGGGGGAGTTCCTGGAAGAGATAGAGGGCGCGCTGTGGACATTAGCCAACATAGACGCGCACAGGGTAGCCAAAGCACCCAAAGAGATGCTGTGGGTAACAGTCGGTGTAGACCCTGCCGTTACTTCCACACAGGAGAGTGACGAGACGGGCATTGTGGTTGCTGGCCGTGCATGGTGTTCGTGCAAAGGAGCCGCAGAGAAGCACTACTTCGTCCTTCAGGATGCCACAGTGGGCATAGTGGCTCCTTCTGTATGGGCTGCTGCTGTAGTGAACGCATACCACGACCACGAAGCAAACGTAATAGCAGCCGAGGTGAACAACGGGGGCGACCTGATAGAGCAGATGATACATCAGACGGACAAGACAATGCCCGTACGCAAGGTACACGCCTCACGCGGAAAGCTGACACGAGCTGAGCCAATATCCGGCCTGTACGAGAAGGGCATGGTGCATCACGTCGGTGCGTTCCCCGCACTCGAAGACCAGATGTGTACTTACGTAGCGGGAGCGGGGGATAGCCCTGACCGCATGGATGCCCTTGTGTGGGCGATAACCGAACTGAGTAGGGGTGGGGGGCAAGTAGCGTGAAGTTTATCTGTCACTATTGGGCACCCGAAGGCTTCACAATTGAGGATGATGTTATAGAGCTAGAAAGCCTAGAGGAACTTGGTAAGTTCGTGACGGCTGTGGGCTATCACGTGATTGTCAAAGAGAACGAATATGAGAAAGCCAAATATCCTGATATTGGTTTTGAGCTTGAAGTCTACGACGACTTCAAGGAATGAGGGGAACTAGCCATGCCGATGAGACCGCCTGAGCCGCCAGCATTACCAAGGCCAAAGCCCATGCCTCGCTGTGCGTATTGCGGGCGAGTAATAGACCAACGTCAAGGCATTGGTAAAGCGTGTAGGGGTTGTGGTGCACCAATATGAGTATGACCAAGCAACAGCCCAAAGGCATCATAGAGCGCGTGAGAGCCGCGTGGAAGTCCTTTCTGTACGGGAACGGTACTGGCTACTGGCTCGGCGATAATTCGGGCTGGTACGGCTATGGTGGCTCTTACGGGACGACGGTAGACTACGCGACAGAAGCGGGCGACCTATCGCAGAACGCCATCATTATGACCTGCGTCCAGTCTATTATGCGCGCCTTTCCCGAAGCCCCCATGAAAGTTATGCGCCAGGGCAAGAACGGCTCAGAGGAAGTCGTGGGGCACAAGCTCACCCAGCTACTCAAGAAGCCCAACGAATACTTCTCAGGTCGCCTTCTGTGGCAAGCCACTGTCTACTCACTCAACCTGGACGGGAATGCATACTGGCTGAAGGTGCGGGGTGGAAGCGGGCAAGTCGTGGAGCTGTGGTACGAGCCTCACTTTACCATCCGCTGTCGATGGCCCGCGTCGGGTGAAGAGTTCATTGGATACTACGAAGTCTACAGGGGCAACAAGTGGTATCGAGTAGAGACTGAAGACGTGGTGCATTTCCGCTTCGGTATCGACCCGAACAACATCCGCAAAGGTATCTCGCCCCTAGCCTCTGCTTTGCGTGAGGTGTTCACAGACAACGAAGCCGCGCGGTATAGTGCCACTATGCTCAAGAACATGGGCATACCTGGTGTGGTCATTTCCCCCAAAGAGCAAGGGGTGATAGCCGATGCTGAACAAGTCAAGGCGGCATTCCTTCAGAAGTTCTCAGGCGACAGGAGAGGTGAGCCGCTAGTGCTGACTGACGCTGTCAGCGTGGACATCCTCTCATTCTCACCCGAACAGCTAAACCTAGTGGGGCTACGCCGCATACCCGAAGAGCGCATACCGGCCCTCCTGTCGTGGCCTGCCGTTGTTGCCGGGTTGGGTGCGGGGTTAGACAGAAGCACGTACAACAACATGGACGAGGCGAGGCAACAGGCGTATGAGCAGAATATCATCCCCACGCAAATGGTACTCAGTGACGACCTTGGCACTCAGCTCTTACCCGACTTCGGTAACGCTGATAACGAGATCGTTGTGTTTGACCTGTCACAGGTAAGGGTGCTTCAGGACGACCAGGCGAAGTTATATCAACGCCTGTCAATGGCTTATGATAGCGGGTGGCTATTGAGGAGTGAAGCGCGAATGGCTACAGGCTGGGCGGTATCACCCGAAGACGAGGTATACAAGACACCTGCTGGGCCTGCCCCTATGCTTCCACCTCTCAAGCAATTGGCCCTACCCGAAGGTAAGGCATACAAAGCCACGAGCATAGAAGCGCGCAGGACGGCGTTAGAGCGCAGGTTGGAGCGCAAGGTTACAGCACTGTTGATGAGGGATTATGAGGCGGTAGCAGCGAGGGTGGCGGCTGCATAGAGGGACTATACACGCCGCACAGGATATGCTATGATGGCGACAGAAAAGGAAGTCAGGCTGGACGTGTACAGGTGTTCCCAGTGTGGGCGCATACTCGCCAAGTGTGACCTCCGGCCAGGTAGCACAGTGGAAATCAAGTGCAAATGCGGGACTATGAATACCGTCAGGGTAAGGTAATGCAACTGTTGGACGCTCCGAAAGAAACAAAGACATGGGTGCAAGAGCGGCAGGATGCGCTTGAATACGTGGCCTATTGCCTGCGTAAGTGGGATGAAGCTCTTATTGCGGAAAGCGATTATGACCGACGTAAGAAAGACGAAGTGCGTACAGCGTTGGGTCGCAAACTAACACCTGCCGAAGTCTTCCGGCTTAGCTTTAGCGACACATCCGAGGAAGCAGCCAGGCTGAATGATGCAGAAGCCAAATGCATGGATGATACATGGCGAGCATTAGAGAAACTGAACGAGATAGAAGCCAGGGGATAAATACCCGATAACTGAATAGCAAGGCTCCCAGAGGCCCGGACAAGGTGCGAGACACCCGATGTATCCGGGCTTTTTGTATGCCCGAAAGCAGCACAGGAGCCAAGCACATGGAACACAAACAGAACACAGAGGCAAGTATCAAAGTCCTTTCCGAAGGCAAAGCGGGCAAGCTGGAAGGCTACGCTTCAACCTTCGCCAACTTCGACAGGCAGGGCGAGCGAGTAGTCAAGGGCGCATTCAAGAAGTCTCTCCCTGAGTTCCAACGGGATGGCTTTATCGCTGTCTCACACGATTGGGATAGCCTGCCTGTAGCCACCGTCACTGAGGCATTCGAGGACGATCACGGCCTGTTCCTCTCTGCCGAGTTCCATAGCACACCCCTTGCACAGGAAGCCCGCACGATTGCCCAGGAGAGACTGGACAGGGGCAAATCCGTGTCATTCTCCATTGGCTATGAAGTGCTCGGTGATGAGTACGTGGACGAAGGCCGCCTTCTGAAAGACTTGAAACTGTTTGAGGTGTCGCTGGTGAACGTGCCTGCTAACCCTCTTGCCACAGTGACGGGTGTCAAGGCCATGTTGGAAGCCAGCATGACTATAGACGCTCACTCTGACGTCGTGGAAGCCGCGATAGCAGGGTATGTCAAGCGCCTGGGGAACTACCAGGGGGCGAGGGTGAAAGAAGGGCGGGTGCTGTCCACCTCCAACCGCACGAAGCTATCCAACCTGCACTCGTCTCTAGCAGACGTGATGAAGGCGATTGAGGAGCTGTTGGAGGCTACCGAGCCAAAGGCAAACGAAGAAGAAGTACGCAAAGCAATAGCTAACTATCTGGTCTATCAAGCCAGGAAACAAGGAGTGCAAATCTAATGGGCAAGCTAGAAGAACTACAGGGCCGCCTCGACGCGAAGACGCGCGCCGTCGCGGAAATCTACGAGCGCAAGCCTGATATGAACTGGACTGCTGACGAACTCAAGGACTTTCAGCAGGGACAGGTCGAGCTTGCGGCAATCAACGATCAACTCTCTCCCCTGTTGGAAGCAAAGGCGCAGGCGGAGCACATGAAGAGAGAAGC